GTCAAGATAAATTACGTCGTGGATGGGATGAGAAGCAGGATTCAAAGAGGGGAAAATGCAAAACTAGTAATATCTGATTCCCTAAGCAAAATCGAGGAGATAGAGAGTTCATTCCACGCAAAGAAAGATCCATCGATAAATTATGAGCAGAACATAATTCTCTTGAAAGAAAAACTGCTGACTCAGCCTGCGGAGCTTGGTTTTAAATTTGGCAGCACTGTGGATCCGACAACGAAGCAAAACGTCGACATATTTCCCAAGCTACATAGAGTCTTAGATGGATTGCCAACATATGGAAGTCTCATATCAATTGGTGGATCGCCCGGCGTTGGAAAATGCATAAGTGGGCACTCCATTGTTGTCACATCAACTGGCGCTTTGAATCGCGTTAAGGACTTATATTATGATTACCAATTGATTCCATTATTAAGCTTAGATAATGATAATTTAATTAAATTTCAGAAACCCATAGAGATTATAGATAATGGAATAAAACAAACATACAAAGTAAAATTGCATGATGGATCCGAAATAAGTGTTACTAACAACCATCCATTTTATACAATAAATGGATGGAAACAGTTAAAAGATTTAGTTTCCGGAGAATTCGTTGCAGTTCCTAAGATCGAATCAGTATTTGGAACTAGAAATATTCCTGATCATGAAATAAAGATTATAGCCTACTTAATAGGAGATGGTTCATGTGGATCCGCGTCGATAAAATTCAGCAACGCAAATCCAACTATTATAGAAGATATGCGAAGTGCACTTAAAAATATAAACTGCAACATGAAATTGGAAACAATTGGCAAATATGATCACAGAATTGTTATGATTGACCCAATCCAAAGAAAAACAAAATCTGGGATAAGAAAACTCGTTGAAAAATATAATATTGCCTTCAAAAATTCCCATGAAAAGGAAGTTCCAAAACAATTTTTTGAATTGACAAAAGATAAACTGAGATTGCTTTTATCCAGATTATTCGCTACTGATGGAACGATAGGCAAAGATGCGAAACATATTGAATATTGTTCTGTGAATAAAAATTTGATATTGCAGGTCAAACATTTATTGCTGAGATTCGGCATATTTTCCCATATTAGGAAAATGACAGTCGGAGCTTGGCGATTGCAAGTGAAAGATCCACAATTATTCAATAAAGAAATTGGAAAATTTCCATATGAAATAAACGATGAAAGAAAATACCATATTTGTTATAATATTCCATTAAATGTTGAAATCGTTTCATATCTGGAATCTTTCAAAGATTCAAAATTTTGGTATCAATACTCTAAACATCTCATAAGAGATATTGGACGAGGATATATCGAACGATACAAATTAGAAGAGACATTGAAAATTCATCCCGACAAAAATATAGAAAAATATGTTAACAATGATATAATTTGGGTAAAAATTGATTCAATATCAAAAAATCAGATGGAACGAACATTCGATATCGCAATGCCAACTTATCACAACTTCATTTGTAACGATATTTTCGTTCATAATACTGCATTTTTACGGTATTTAATGTTTCAAATTGCAATTGTCAACCCAGATGTAAGGGTAATCTTTATGTCTATAGATGATAGTAAGAGCAAAATACTTCAAGGACTTATAAGTGTCACACAGGATCTGCCATTGGCGAGAGTTCGAAAACCTCGGCGCCTAAGTGAGCAGGAGATGTACAGATGGTCCCATGGCTGGGACCTGATCAGAGAGATGAAACATAGATTCATAGTCTTTGATGCAGTAGATGGGACAACGACTGATCATCTTGAGGGTTATATCAAACAGAGTCAAAATGATTACCCGGGCAAGAAAATAATAATCATCCTGGACAATTTCCATAAGCTGACCGATTATCAAAGTCACGATCCCAGGATCAAAAATACAATATGTTCAGAAAGACTAAAATATATTGCAACCAAATATGACGTGCCATTATTTATGACGGTGGAATTGAGAAAATCCCAATCCATATTTGATGAACCAACAATCCTAGATTTAAAGGATACGGTTCAGATTTCATATGATACTGATTATGTCTGGCTGATGCACAATGATCTTCATCTGAATAAGGATAGTAGATGGGTCTGGAGCGATCCACTAGAATCCTCGCAAGATGTCCTATCCGGGAGTTCAAAACGGCGCCCCGTCCTGAAGCTGATAATAGCAAAAAATAAGGAAACTGACTATAAAGGCAATATCTATTTCAAATTCAGAGATTACATGGGGCAATTCTATGAACTAGGAGAGAATGAGGAATCACAATATCAGGCATCCAGCGGCCCACGTGCAGGAGAGCTTAAGAATAAACGGCATGAATCGTTTTAAAAGGAAGGAAAAAGATAATGAAAAAACAGGTGGATGCTTGGACATTATGGGATAGTATGTTCAAGAAAGGTGATGACGTCGTTCTTATAACAGATGATGATGAACTTAAATGGGGAAAGATAGGGGAAGTTACAAAGGACAGTCTCCGCTTGAAAACTGGCCAGAAATCATTAGAGGTAATTAATTGGGATGATGTTAGATTTATGGCACATGATGGTTTTCCAGTGAAGAAGTTGATGGGTGCAGATGGGAGTCAACTTATTGAACAGTTGGATACAACGGATACCCAAAAAGCTATTCGTGAAGCTTTAGTAGCGGTTAAGTGTCCACGTTGTCATAGATTTGTATTGCCAAGTTCTTTGACTTCGGTGAAATATGAGGCTTATGGTCGTCATGGAATTCGGAAAGAATACCGGGATGAAAAAAGGATCGAGTGTGAAAAATGTCGTAATAGAAAAAAAGATGTATTTACATTTGTTGTTGGTGATCCTTTTCTTATTGAGAATGTGGACGCTCTTTTGATGAATGCTGGCAATTTGTGGAAACTAGGATTTGAGAGTTGGATGTATGAAGAGACTCTTGTGCTCCAAGCTAAGGATGGAGCTCAGGGACTGCTTTGGGGTCTGCCTACATGTTATTATTTTGGCAAATAATATGAATCATTTTAATAGGAGAAAGGAAATACAATGTGTGAATTCAGAAAAGAACTTGAACAATTAATTAACATACACTCATGTGAGAATGGATCAGATACACCCGATTTTATTCTGGCAGAATATCTACTGAATTGTCTTGACGCTTTTGATTTAGCAGTTCGAAGGCGCGGGCAGTGGTGGGGACACAGGAAACCTGAAATATCAATAAAACAGACTAAAAATATAAAAGAGGAGCATCAAGATTTCTTTGAAAGTATTCGAAATTCTCTTAGAACATGCTTAGGACATATGGTGAATCAAAATGTTACCCCAAAAGTTCTGGAAACAATAAAAGATCATGTAATGGATTGCCTAAAAGGAAAATTCGACGCAGAAGAATTGGACGTCGATATTCTAGTTTCTCAAAATCCAATGGATCTGAGACAGCTTGAAATTACAATAATTCCTAAAACCTCTATGGTGATAGATATCAAACTGGAGAAATAAAAAGACAAATGCAGTTATCTGACGAATGGGATGTGCGAAATTTCATGTACTGCCCAAATTATTTCGCATTTGCCAGTGAGATGCCAGAACTAAACGTAAAAAAGATGATACAAGAGGATCTGTGGAAGTATCTGAAACAAGCCGAGCCGCTTTTCCTGTCAAACCCCGCAGTTGATAAAAATAAGATATATGAATTTATTGCTGGATTAGATATAACTCGGATCTCAAATCTCCCGCCTGGATATAAGAGATATGCAGATGTTATGACCGTGATCCTATACAGTATCATCTCCAAATTTGCCGATGGATATAATGATGACTATGAGGTAGGAATACCAGTAAAGGGCACCTTCGAGTACTTGGACAATACGGAGATAAAAGTTTGGACAGATTTGGTACTCGCTCGAACAGACAAAACACTAATATTCATCAAGTGTTTCCCGTTCCATGATAATACCAGGATTGAGCGAAGATTTGCTCAACTTACGCCATTGGCATTGGATGAATATTACAAATCGATATACGACGTATCGACAACAACGTATATGGTTTACGCATTTAAAAATGCGATTTTCCAAAGAAAATATTACGGAGATCGTAGTCATAAAGCATTTACTGGTTACATACATAGGTATGGTAAGCTTATAAAAGACTTAGATCCCAATAAGCGAGAAACCAAGCTCAGGACATGTTCCACATGGTGCCCATTTAATAATTACTGTCATGGGAAATACACCTCACAAATGTTTACTTATGAAGAAGAGAGGCAAATTCGTAAAGATCACATTTCAATGAGCACAGCAGATCTGCTAGGAAAATGGAAATGTGCGAGAAAAACATTATTTAATATAATAAATAGGCATAAAGGAGGAAATAATGAGTGAGTATATCTTTCTGTTCCGTCCGAAAAATGGGTTCCGAAAGATCGGGGAATTGATAAACAAAATGGAGACTTTGTATAACAACACCGAAGATACTGACCAAGACCAAAAGAGCTGTATCGAACTGCTCCAAGAGGGGGGAACTTTGGAAAAAGATTTGGGCGAACTTCAAAAATATATGGGACCTCAGGATACGCGGTTTCTGATGACCCACGGAGATATATATTTTGAATCATTTGATTTATTAATTAGACTTCAGGCGATAGGTCAAAAGTTATTTAAAAAATTTTTCCGGGGAGCTTAACTATTGAATTATCATGGATATAATAAGGATTAAGGACAAATCCGGGAAAATCAAACTCATTATCCGTGGGAAAAAAGTATTTGAAGTCCTGAAAAATGGGAAAGAAAAGAGGAGAAAAGATTTAGATCAGCATGAACCACCTGACCTTCGCAAAAATACTGAATAAAATCCCATTGTCGTGCCTGATCATCATGTGGGACAAAGTAGTGAATAAGCCCTCCTTCGATAGTATCGGAAAGAAAATAGGGTGGAGTGGAGAGTGGGCACGCAGACATTTCATCTATGGCGTAAATAAACTCAAGGATGGCACATGCAGGAAATAATGCTTGAACTAAAGCCGGTTGAAGTTTACTCTGCCAAAGGGAAATATAGAGTATATGATCTATCAGAGCTGAATGACGTGGATGATGTGCTCGTGGTACAAATGAATACTAGTGATACTAATGAAATAACTGAGCTAGGAAATGAAATATCTGGAATTATGAATCGCCCGATACTTATTGTGACAAAAGATATAAAATTCTTCAAATTGAAAAAATTGACTTGGTTCAGCAAACTCAAATCATCAATCAAAAAACTTTATGGAAGTAGGAATCCGATATGAAGATTTTATTGGTCACTGATAATCCATCTCTTACTTCTGGATACGGTACCATTGGACGGCACCTAGCTACCCATTGGCACGAACAAGGACATTCCGTCGAGTATATAGGCTGGTGGTCCAAGGGAGATCTGGAGGAGATGCCGTTCAAAGTTCATAGTGTGACAGATCAGGGAGACAAATGGGGTCTCAAGTTATTCCCAAAGGTAATTGAAGGATTTAAGCCTGATATTGTGTGGACAACAGGAGACCTCTGGATGACGTACTTCATTCCGAGATTCAAGGCACGAAATTCATATCAGTCGATATGGTATAGTCCTATAGACAGTGAGGGTTCGCCAAAGATAATGAAAACTCCCCATGAAAGTCTCGATTGGACCCTGACAATGCGAGGATTCAATCATATCGTCGGTCAGACAAATTTCTGCAAGGAGGAAATTCGGAAACTTTGTGGGCATGACCTGGTAAAAAATGTGATCTATCCAGGATATGAACCAAGTGTATTCAAACCATTGGGTGAAGAAGCGAAAAAACAGCTTAAAAAACAATTGGTAGGCGATGAAAATGCATTTGTCGTACTATTTATAAGTCGGAATGGAATGAGAAAGAATCCATGTGGAGCAATGGAAGCCTTCAAACTGGCGAACATTCCAAATTCGAAAATGTATTTTCATTGTAATTTCCATGAAGCCCGCGGATATGACCTAAAGGAATTTGCTGAGCGATTTGAATTGGGGGATAAAGTTGTATTATCAAATCTTAAGGTTGGCCAAGGTATCACACCTGAGCAGGTAAATCTGATATATAATGCAGCAGATGTTCAAATCCTAATTTCGACGAGAGAGGGATTCGGTATAACTGCATTAGAGAGTGCAGCTTGTGGGGTGCCAATAGTGTTTACAAATGCCAATTCATTCAAGGAATATGCGTATCAATTTGGCGAACCTGTTAGGGTGAAATCAAGATACCCTGAAGTAATAACAGGTCAGTGGATGCAAATCCCTGACACGAAAGACGCGGGGAAAAGGCTGTATAAACTATATAAAAATGAGAAACTGAGAAGTGAATATTCGAGGAAAGGAATTGAATTTGCCAAAAATCATACGTGGGAAAAACAATATGAACGATGGGACAAATTTCTAGAGCGAGTTGATACTTCGAGAAATGCCATATTTGTCTCCCCTGCTACTCTTGAAAAGAAGAAATTTCCTAAATATAAAGTTCCGGAAGAACTCAAAGTCGGAGTTATGACGACATGGAATGAACGATGCGGAATCGCCCGCTATAGCAGGAACCTGTATCAACATGTTGAGCCCAATCCTATCATATTGGCAGCTGATACAATGGATTCAAAAGAAGAGAGCGCACTCCGAGCTATCCCATGCTGGTCCAAGAGCCCCGGTGAATTTATAAACATCTATGAGGCAATTCGAAGAGAAGGAATCAATGTAATTCACATACAAAATGAGTGGGCATTGTTTTGGCTAAATAAACCTAGATTCAGAGCATTTATTAGTGCAATGCATGACATGGGGATACCAATTTTCATCACTCACCATACGTGTCCAACTTCAACTGATGGACAAAATGTCGGATACTTTGATGAATTGAGAGAATGGTCCAAATATTCGATCCCAATCGTGCATAATCAATTCTTCGCAGATGTATTAGAACAGTGGCCATCATTTGGTAAGAAAACAATGATGATTCCACATGGATGTGATATATATAATTCCAAGAAGGGAAGATTTTCTAAATTCACGATTATTAGCTCGGGGTTTGCTCACCCATCAAAAGGATTTGAATTGGTAGTCGAATGCGACAAATATTTAAAGTTCCCACATGAAACCATTCTCCAAACCTCGGCACACCCTGGGGATAAATCGGGAACGCAGCAGAGATACCTGAATCACATAAAATCACTCTCGAAGAACACAAATGTAAAGTTTATCGAAGATTTCCTATCCGACCAAGAGGTATCAGAATTATATGCCAGATCACATATTGGTTTATTCATGTATGCACCTATGAAATGTCAAGGAGTTTCCGGGGCGGCGTGCACATGTCTGGGAGCAGGGACCCCAATAATAACGAGTACATCGTCGACATTTCATGATGTTAAGAACTTTCCTCATGGAAACTTCAATCCAATGAACTTGGCAAATGTAATAACAAAATTATATGAAAATCAGCAAATTTATGATAAAGAACTGGACAAGGTCAAGGAATATCAAAGAAATAGATCTTGGAATGTTATAGGAAAGCAATACTCAGAGATATATAAGAAAACGCATGAAGAATGTACGAAGAAGAGACAATAAAATCAGTGTAAAATAATGAAAAAAGCAGGCGAACCAATCTTAAGATATAAGGAATATATTCACAAATACGTCAGGCTTCTCGGAGGAATGCCCCCGGATACAAGTATCGATACCACACTATTCATAAGACAGCTCGAATCGGGACAAATTGATATTCCAGGAATGTTAGACTATTGTTCATCCCGAAATATTAGTTTGGATCTTGAAAATATTATGAAAAAAATTCTATATGATCACATGAATGAGAGAAAGATATTAAGAAAATTTAGAACTGAATTGATTATTTGGTTAAAACGAAAATTGGAAATAAATAGAAGATGAAGACAATTAAATGTTCAAATTGTAAAAATAATCCGGTATATGCAAAGGGATTATGCAAACGTTGTTATATGAAAAAATATGAGGAAGATGTTTAATAGATTTCAGAAGCTCGAGCAAGAAATTCACACAGGACATGTAGATAAGGAATTTATCCCATATCTCAGTATTTAAATTCTATCAAACGTTTCAATTTTGATGTCAGTAGGAAGCTGACAATCTAAGAAATCCTCAGCCATTGGATTTTCTGAACCATAGGTATCTACCAACCACATTAATTCCTCATCAGTCATATCCCTCTTCCGCCTCTTACCCATCTTTTTAAATGTCGCCGCAAGATTCGCCCTCCGTCGAATGGTTGCATTCTTCGAACGCCGTCCAGCGGCAATACACGATGCAGTGACTCCACCGAAGCTATTTCGCTTACACCATGAAGTGAAAGCGCCTTTCTTTACCCTAGCTTTCTGGATCCACTTCTTAGCATCATAAATTACAAAATCAGACATCAATTCACCTCCTTTTTTATTTCCATGCATTCTCAATATTATAACTTTGTCTGTGAATATCCGACATTCCGTATTTCTTAATAGATTTTAAGTGTTCCCGCGTAAGGTATCCCTTGTTCTTATCCAAATAATACATCTTATATTGGTTCATCTCAGAATACCGGATCATCAGGGAATCCCTATAAATTTTAGCATATATGGAAGCTAATGAAATCCAGGGAATAAGATCATCACCATGTGGCACAACAACTTCACCCTTAATCCCAATCCCGTCCACTCCATCAATATACACAACATGCCGATTGGGATTAAGCTTTTCGTATGCCCTGGTCATTGCTAACTTCGTAGCACTTCTGATGCCCAATTTATCTATAATCTTAGGAGGAACCGTCCCAAATGCCATTTTATCAACGTAGGGTAGACAGATACGTGCCACAAATTTCCTATGTTTTTCAGTAAATTTTTTAGAATCCCGACAGCAGAGGGGAATCGCAGAATACTTGGTCATGACTGCACAGGCAACTACTGGACCAGCGATACTATTCCCAGTAAAATATCCAGATCCATTTCTTTTAACATAAAAATTATGATATTTTGGAAGTTCCAAACAATATACTTTATCTCTATATTGAATATTTTGTTTTTTTAAAGATTTCACATTAGCCATTTTACTATAACATACTGATATCTCATAACATGGAACTTTCGCTTTAACCATTTTGCCCCGTATTATTCCGCCCCGCATGCGGCTTTTTGTTGAAAAACAAAATCCCATTTTCAAAATTATTTCTTGAATATCATTGCGTAATTGTTTTGATGTTGTATAATATCTCATCGACGCTTTTCTTGGGCGTTTCCTATAGATGCTTCCATCTCCAATCATCAACCATTTAAACAAAATTTTGAGATAATATGAAGATAAAGTTTTGATTTCTTTTGGAACAAATTTATCATATGTTTTGCCAAATCGTTTTAAGTATGTAAAAAGCTGTTTATTATAACAACGAAATCCATTATGAGTTGCATGAAAATTAAATGGTAATTTAGATAGCATTTTTCCGATTTTATTATATTTTCTTCCACGGTTTTGAGCAATATGAATTATATAATTTCCATTTCGAACATTTGTTATACATCCTTCAGATAAATATATACCCAAAAATGCGATCCAATCTTGCATTAAAATCTGCTTTTTCCCAATATGAGACACAATATCATGTTTAATTCGTTTAATTTCCGGCAAAATGAAATATTTTTGATCTTTCCCTATCCATTTTCCACACCTTGGGATATTATCATTAGCTTTTAAATGTTGAACATTTTTGGTTTTAATATCATATCCAATTAATTCCAATTTCCCCCCATGCGGCCTTACGAATTTCCGAACCAATACGTCGAAATTATGATTGGGGGTTATTACAGCGTGGATCAAACTTTTCAATTCTATCATTTCACCATCATAATCATATTCCAAAATTTTGCTAATTTTTTGCCAAACAATATATTTATCATTCGTAAGAGATAATACCCTATCAGAAGATACCAATTCCCAATAATATTTCCAGCCATTCTCTGTTAATATTTGAGAATCCGGCCTTTCACAACCCCGTCCTACCTCATCTATGCCAATAATTTGATCCGGAATGTCCACTATAAATTCCTATTCCTCCAGTGCTTTGGTATCATGTGACGGCGCATCTTTCGATTTTATCACTGTGGCTACTGATCCGGTGGCTAAAGAGTTCAATTCATTGATGAAATTATTTACTGCCGTGATCTGCGCCGCCGTAATATTAGTTCCCTCAAGATCGGGGTCTTTCTCTATCCACTTAGTTCTATAATATTGTGCCAATTCGTCACTCTGCTGTAAAAGATTTATCACCTGTATCATTGCTTGTATATATGACTGAACAATTTTGGTATTTGCCACTGGCATTACTATTCCTCCTTAACTGTGAGTATATTCGAAACTAACTGTTCTAAGCTCAAAATCTCCAATTGCTGTATCATTTATGTCGTTGTGGTCTCTACTGATTCTTAAAATAACCAAATCTTCGGCAACAGCCCCATCATCATTGGAGCAACTTATATTAATTTCATCTGTCTTGCCGGTCATATCAGGAACTACTGTGCCACCAACCAGCTCATTAATATTGTCAAAATCCGCAACATCGGGGTCCGCCGCATCATCAGATAATGACATTATTTCCACCCCAATATTAACTTTATCTGCTGTCGCATCTGTCATGGTGTAAATTAACTTAATCACCAATGAGCCAGGTAAATAATCCTCAGGCATTTTAAACTGCCATGCAGCATATTCTGTTCGCGTTGCGGAAAATAATAATTTCCAACCCAATTCACTTGTATTCATGCGCGCATAATCGGGCACGTAATTTTCTGGAATATTAGCAATTGGTAATATAATCGTTTTCATTTTCTTCTCTCACCTTTATTGATACGATAAATTCTTTTCCGCTTCCATAGTTCCGCCATTAGTTGTTCCATCATTCCCCGTGCCACTCTTGTCTGTAAAAATTTCATTAACCAGCACCGTTCCATCGGGGTGGTCATCCAGGGACCAATAACCTTTTAAACTCGCCGGCTGAATTTGTAATCCAGTGCCCTTCATTTTTGAATTCACTATCAAAATCCGTTCTGATGCACTTAAATTAACACCATCCCAAACATATACTTCCCCAATTGGTCCATCCATATCAAAACTATTATCACCCCGTCCTCCAATATGGGCAGGTTCTACACACGCCCCCGGAGCTGGACATAGAGCAAATCCTTTACCAACAAGGTCTTGATAAAAATTCAGATTTGTTCCATCAAATATATAAAAAAACCAACTCCATATTCCTTTAGTAATAGCAGTCCCAATACGCCATCCACCAATATAAGCCTGCATTTTAAGATCTAGTGCAACGGAACCAACATCTAAGGCATACCCAGGAAAAGCTCCAGCGAATTGAATTCTACTAAAGAATCCTTTATTAACAGCACCTGCATCTGGTTTTGCATAAATAGCAATAGTGAATAGTCCTGTGAGTTCTAAAGATCCATCATTTCCACAATTAATTCTTTCATTATCTCCAAATAGAACTGACATTTATTCCTTATCTCCAAATATAAGTTTGATTTCCTTTTTTATCATTACAACTTAAACACATCGGCTGCACATTATAAATATGATGAATTCCACCTTTTGATATGGGAATTATATGATCTTGAGTTAAACATTTTGTAGTATTACTTGAATCAAATAGTTCTCCGCATACTGGACATTTACCGAATGTTAAATCAACCATCCACTGCCACATCAAATCATAAAATGGGAGCCAATAATTAACAGATTTTTTCATGGCTCGTCTCTTCCGATGATGATTTCTATAATTTTCTTTCACTTCAGGATCTTGCATATATTGCAGATATTTTCGTTTACATTTCTTTCCCTTTATCAGATTGTGCCCACTTTTGATGGCATATTTTCCTTTTTTCAGAATGATTATATTTCCGCAAACATTCTTTCCTCTTTCCAGATTGTTTATATTTTTCATACCATTTCTTATGAGCTGACGATTTCCTCTGTTTCCGATCATGGCATCTTCTACATAAACCATGTCCTTTATGCGGAATTTCAGTAGTTCCACATCCAATGCAGCAATCATATTTTTTTGACCATCTATTCATTATTCCCTTTATGAAGTTACATACTCCAAACTGATAGATCGAAGCTCGAGATCCCCCGCTGCATCATCGTTTGCCGAGTCATGATCCCGATTAATTCTAATTATCACAAGATCTTCTGCGGCCACACCATCATCATTCGAACAAGTAATACTGATGGTATCTATCTTTCCTGCAGTATCGGGAACTGTTGTTCCACCGGCTATTTCATTGACAGCATCGAAGCTTGCAACATCAGGATCAGCCTCGTCATCACTCAGTGCCATAATTTCCACTTCCATATCGACCTTATTTGCTGCTGCAGATACCATCGTATAGATCAATTTCACAACAAGATCGGATGCATAATCCGAGGGCATTCTAAATTGCCACACGGCACTCTCTGTCTGTGTCGTTGAAAATAACAATCTCCACGCTGCATTGCCCGCATCTATGCGGGCTGGAAGAGCCACGTATCCGCCTGTTATCTTAGCAGATTGAACAGAGAGTATAATTTTCCCAATACCAGCACCACCGCCACTCCCTATGTCAGCCCACGTACTTCCATCATGACTAAATTGCCACTTCTCCGTCCCGGTATTATACATAAGCCCGGGTAATCCTGCAAGAAAATCAGATATATGAGTATGTTGATCATTCGCTTCATAGAAAACGCCCGCTGCGTCAACTACGACCTGATCTCCACACGTACCTGATCCATCTACGTAGAGATCCGCAGT